TTGAATATAAAAAGGGTGAAAAGGGACTTGGTTATTATAGAGTAGGTAGTGGTAGTGGTAGTGGTAGTGGTGGTAGTGGTGGCGATGATGGTGATAACGTTGAAATCCATATGGTTTATGGTGAATGGTGTGGACATTCAAGAAATGCAAAACCAGCATTTGAAGATTTAGTAAAAAATAAGGATATTAAAACAGGTAAAGGTTTACCCGTTACATTCATTATGACAGAAGATACAAGTCCAGGAATGGAACAATTTAAAGGAAAAGTAAGAGGATTCCCAACTTATATGACCGTTACTAAGAAAGGTGATAAAGTCCTAAAAATGGAAGAATTAAATGGTCATGACCGTAGTAAAGATAGTATCATTGAAGTTGTTCAGAAACTCTAATTATTTTAAAGAAACATAGTTTTGTTTAACCTTTAAAAAATTAAAAAATTTCTCAATTACTTTTTTTTTAGCAGATTGATAACCCCTTATTCTTTCCATACATTCTTTTTCATCAAACCATTGTATATCTTTTATTTCCGTATATTGTTCTTTATTATCCATATTAATATTTAATTTACATATTTCTTTAATCTCCCCAATATAGTAAATATGTTTATACCTTACATTATTTATCCCCTTGTATTCTTCAACTAACGGGATAATATTATTATAAATATTATATTGAGAAGGCTTGATATTTGTTTCTTCTTCAAATTCCCTTATTGCACATTCTTTATTATTTTCATACTTTTTCCTCCTTCCTTTTGGTATTTCCCATTCATTTGATAGATAATTAGCTATACTTTCATTAATAAGAATATCAAGATTATATTCCTTTTTATTATATATAGCTCCATTTTTTAATAAATTAAATATATTTTTACTCTTATGATATTCTTTTTGTATTTTTTTGTTAATTGAATCAGTATGGATCCATAGATCATTCCATAATTTATCAAAATTATTTATTTTTAAGTTATTCTTCTCTTTATTTGTCATACGAGAAATTAATAGTTTAATATATTCATAATTATACTGAGAATTATATTTTCCACGTATAAATTCAATATAGGATAATGAATCTTTTCTTTCAACCATTACAACCTTATCCCTACAATCACCTACATTACAATATAATATTATTCCATAACTTAAAACAGGGTGTCGACAATCTTTATAAATATGTCCATAATTACCGCAATTATTACAATATTTTTCCATACTTTTATTTAGAATTTTTCTCTTAAATAATATATTTCTTATGGTAAAATGGAACCAAATATATGGGGGCCAGGGGCTTGGTTGTTCCTTCATTCAATTACATTTCAATATCCTGATAATCCAACAAAATTAGATAAGGAAAATTATAAGAAGTTTTTTGAATCACTTCAAGAGGTACTCCCTTGTCCATCATGTTCAGAACATTATAAAAATAATTTAAATAAATTCCCAATCCGAGTTGAATCAAAGGACGAACTTATTGAATGGTTAATCGATATTCATAATGAAGTAAACTTTATAAATAATAAAGAAGTACTTACATATGATCAAGTGAAGAATAATTATAAAAAAATATATAATAATTCTTCTAATTTTAATCGGGCGGCAATAATAATTATTATTTCATTGATTATTATTCTTTATTATTATAGATATAAGAAGAAATAAAATCTATCGTTCTATTTTGTTTTTTTTTCTTTTTAATAAATAAATGCCTCGGCCTAAAAAGTTAATCGTTGAAAAATACTTGACTGATGAAGAAACAGCAAAATTAGAAGGAAAATGGATTGATTTATCATATCTAAAGCACTCAGTAATACGGTCAAATACAGATGTCTATTATAAAGATGATAATAATGAAGAAAAATTAATATTAAAATTCCGTACAGGTTGTATATCAAACTCACTCATTAAAAAGGGATGGGACTCTTATAAAGATTTAGCAAAACCAAGTAGAGGGAGAGGGGCATCTGCTGGTCCTATTGATCTAGATAGTGTTTATTGGAAAAAAAGAAACCTTGTAAATACAAGTAAATGGTCAACTGGCTATTTAAATCCAACCGGGATGAAAATTAATGAAGAACTACAAGAGATGAATCTTGAAGATATATTTAATTATGCAATATCTGAAGGAATACTATCAGAAGAAAGTGAATTATCAAAACAGGAACTGATCCATATGATTATTAAAGAAAAAAAAGGAATCTCAAAAATGAAAGTAAATAATCAAGTAGCCTCAAATCCAATTGGATTTTATGAAGAATCAAAAAATTTTTGTAAATTACCATGTCGTTTAACGCATTTTACAAGGACAAATTATAATAAGTATAGAAATGGTTTACCTTTTATTCAAAAAATTGATGGAATGTTTCAAAAATTAATACCCGATGCCCACGAAAAACAATTAAATCAAGCAAATAAAAAACCACATCTAAAAATCCCAGAAACAGCTTTCTCAACAATAACAATAAATCGAAACTTTAGAACAGCCCTACATAGAGATGCTGGAGACTATAAAGATGGTTTTGGAAACCTTACAGTAATTGAAAGAGGGAGATATCAAGGGGGATTTACTATTTTACCTCAATTTGGTGTAGCAGTCGATGTAAGAAATGGAGATTTCTTAGCAATGGATGTACATCAATGGCATTCAAATACCCCTATTTATGAAACAGAAGAAGATAGAAAATTCAATGAAAATCTAGACAATGCATTCAAAGATAATCCTGAAGTTGGAACTGTTGGTATCTATAATAAATATACAAGATTAACATTTGTATGTTATCTCCGTGAAAAAATAATTAACTGTCCAGATGATATTCCTGAAGAATTCCTAAAAGAATCAGGTCATAGTAAAATAATCCTTAATGAAACTAATATTTAAGAAATTAATTATTATTATCTGTAATATGAGCGTGACTGATCTACCAAAAATATCACTTGTAACAATATTACACGATAATACAGAGTTATATTCATTATTTCAATACCATTGGGATACATTAGATTATCCAAAAGATAAATTAGAATGGATTATTATTGATGATTCCAAAGAAGACCATAGTAATCTAATACCAATACACGAAAATATATTATATTTGAGGGTCACTTGTGAAGAATATTTAGATAAGATTAATTTTCCAAAAGATGAAGAAAAAGTAATCTGGAACTACTTCAATAAAATGAAAAGGCTTACAAATGGTTTTAAAAGAGATTATGCTGTTGGATTAACAAGTAATGAATATATCTTTCATATTGACATTGACACAATCTATCAACCAAACGCAATTCAAAGAAAATTAAAATTTCTAAAAGAAAACCGCCTTGAATGTGTATATTGTAAAGAAATGTTATGTTATGATATCTATGGAAAACAATTATATAAAACTGAGAATACTGTCGCAGGATATGAATCAACATTATTCCATACAAAAGAATTCTGGAAAAAAGGAGGATTTAAATGGGAAGATATTATCTCAGAAGCAGTATCTTTTTATTATAATAAAGGACTAGAAAGGAAAATGGACAATTATTATGATACAATCAAAATACTAAGTACTTACAATATAAATCAATATCAACCGAAAAAAATAACCATTGAAAATATGAATATTAAGATACCAGAAATTATAAATACAATCAAAATATCAGGACATCCATTGAAATCAGATTTAGGTGATCTATTTTATCAACAAGATATAAATGTTCTAGGTATTAACTCTCAAGCATTTGAACATCTTAAAAATGATAACTGGAATATAAGAAATGTAGATTATGATAAAAAATCAAAAGAAAAAACTCTAATAAAAGAAATTAAAGAGTTAGATATGAATTTTGATTTATGTATTATTAATACAAAGTTTCCAATATGGAATATATTTGAAAAAAATCAATTTAAGTGTATTATCATTGAATCTGAAAAAAATATTGAACAAATGTCATCAATATTAGAAAAAAAGGATTACTTAAATTTTAATAATCTATTTATCCATAAATCATATATTATCCATGGATAGAGTTTATATATTTTTTTTCTAATATAATATATAAATGTCCGAAATCGTAACTCATGTTGAAGGTTTGGTAAAAGAGAAGTCAATTCAAATTGCGCTTGTAAGTGGTATCCTATTCTTTATTGTTGCGAATCCACAATTATTTAAACTTGTTGAAAAAGTTTTAAAACAGGTTACCGGTTTAGTCGGTATAAGTCTTAATTTACAAGGTAATAGCTTATTAGTATTCCATTCGGTTGTATTTACAGTTTTGGTTGCTTTAACGACACACTATATACTCGAACCATTATTCCATGGTGAAGAGGAAGTTGTTTAATTATTTTTTTAAAATATTTAAGAAATAATATCCACTTATAATATAATAATATGGATACATTAACAAAAAAATCACTTAATAATCTTAAAATACTTCAAGATATAAAAGAAAATGATATTTTAATTAGCAGTAATAATGAACTCAAATTACAAGGAGAATATGTTCAAGTTGAAAACTCCATAGAAATTGAATATGCAATTTATTTTACATTCCACCATTTATTATCTTTAAAAAATTATGAATTAATCTATAATAAGAATATAATCTCAAAAATTGATAAGGGTATTGATAATGTCTATAAAAATGATCAACTAAATAATATATTATCAAATAATAATCATTTTCATTTAATTATTAGAAATATTGATAAAAGATTTGAAGAAATTAAAGAATATTTTTATTATGAAAGTCCATTCTTTACATTTTTTCAATATCTACATTCAATAACAGAAACATTCAAAGAAAATAATAAACATATCTCAAAGATAATAAATACAACACAATTAAAAAAAATAATGCCCCCCACGCTGGAAGAGATGACTCTTGATGAACTCAAAAACTTTCTACAAAAGAAAGATAAAGAGGAAAAGGATGAAGAGGATGAAGAGGATGAAGAGGGCGAAGAGGGCGAAGAGGGTGAAGAAGATGAAGAAGATGAAGGAGATGAAGAAGAAGAAGAAGAAGAAGAAGAAGAAGAAGAAGATGAAGAAACAAAAGAGAAGAATCCTAATTTAGTTTATGATAAGGAAGAAGAAAAAGAATCAGAAAATAGTTTGATAAGTTATTTAAGAAGACATGTATAATTTTCATATATAGAGTTATGATAAAACTTAATTTAATTTATTCACAAGGGTATGTAAATTCTAGTTCCACTCAAATAATGGGCGTGAATAATGATTTATATTGTAAAGTTAAATCTGATCTAAGAATGTTTCAAAAAATTACAAGTACATTATTTAATAATAAAGAAAATGTTATTATTATGGGATACAATACTTGGTTAAGTATTGGTAAACCCCTTAATAATCGTATGAATATTGTAATTTCTCAGGAACATCAAGATGAATTAAGTAGTATTGATGGTATTACTAATTTTAAAGATTTTGAAGAATGTTATTATTATTTAACCGAAAATGAAAATGATTTTGGAAAGATATTTATTATTGGTGGAGCCCAGTTATTAGAATATACAGTTAAGAAGTATTTTGATTCAATTGATCTTATTTATAGAACATCATTTAATCCTATCAATAATCAGAATGTTGATCAATCATCAATTTCTGATGTAAGTATTACTTCTATTAATATTCCTATTGAAAAATATATTATTGAGAAGCGGATAAATTATATAAAAACAGTCGATAAAGAGGAGCAGGGTGAAATTTTTGACTTTGATAAGAAAGTATATGTTTCAAAAAATATTGTATATACTGAAGATATTTATCAAAATTCTGAAAATACAATGATACAAGAATATAAGTATTTGAACTTACTCGAAGATATATTAAAAAATGGTTCAAAAAAGAAATCAAGGAATTCAATTGTATATTCTCAATTTGGTAAAAGTATGAAGTTTGATTTAAGGGAGGGATTTCCACTCTTAACAACTAAGAAGATGCCTTGGAAGACTATTTTAAGGGAATTATTATGGTTTATTAAGGGTTCTACAAATAACAAAGAACTTCAAGAAAAAAAGGTTCATATATGGGATGCGAATGCTTCTAAAGAATTTTTAGAATCCCGTGGTTTATCATATGAAGAAGGGGATCTTGGACCTGTATATGGTTTTCAATGGCGACATTTTGGTGCTAAATATGTTGACCATAAAACAGATTATACGGGACAAGGAGTTGATCAACTTCAATGGATAATTGATGAAATTAAAAGGGAACCAACAAGTCGACGATTAATTATGAATGCTTGGAATCCAGTTGATATTAATAAAATGGCATTACCACCTTGTCATGTGATGGTTCAATTTAATATTGATGGTCAATATATTGATGCTCAATTATATCAACGATCTGGAGATATGTTTTTAGGTGTACCATTTAATATTAGTTCATATTCATTCTTATTATCTATAATTGGTAAACTAACTAATTATATTCCAAGATATTTGATTCATGTAATTGGAGACGCCCATATATATGAAAATCATATTCAACCTATTCAAGAACAATTATTAAGAGTACCAACATATTCCCCTTTATTGGATATCATTAATGATATTCAAGATATTGATAATATTATTGAAGAAGATTTTAATATTTTAAATTATAATTTTTATCCGACAATAAAAGCCGAAATGATCGCTTAAAATTTTATCTAATATATATTAATTAAATGGGTAAAAATTGTAATTGTGGTAATATTTTCAAAAAAAGAGAGGTTCCTAAACCATATGAAGTAAATAGTTATGCAAGTTTTAATCCAATTAAAAGAGGAGGTCTAAGTAATCTATCATTAATTATACTCTTATTAATTGGTTATTTAATTATTAATCACTTATATTGTTAATCTTCCTTTTTATCTTCAATTCCATCTAGAAATGATAACTCTTCTGGATCTGGTCCTTTATCTGGTTCAGTGACATTAATAATAACTTCTACTTTTACATCATCATTCTTTTTACTTTCAGAAGTTTCTTCAACTACTTCTTCAACTACTTCTTCAACTTCTTTAACTTCTTTAACTTCTTTAACTTCTTTAACTTCTTTAACTTCTTTAACTTCTTCAAGTACTTCTACGGAACCAGTTTCTTCATCTTCATCTTTTTTAATTTCTGGATGTATATCATGTCTGAATTTTGCTTCTTCTTTCTTTTCAATTTCTTTTACTTTTTTAATTAGATCAAGTTTTGTATCATTATCCATATCTTCGTCAATAATTACATCTTCAATCCCTTCCATGAAATCTCTTTGATTAATTTTTATTGATGGATCTAATTTATAGATCGTACATTTATCTAAACCATTACATATTGACGGTTTACATACTTCATAGTTCTTAAACTTACTATTAAACTGATTAATTATACCATCATCAATGATTGGTCCTGCTTCAATTAAACGATCATATTCCGCCCTTGATAATTTTAAGAAATCAGTTTGAAGGACCCTTCTTGATGGATCTAATGCTAATTCAATAGCAATATTTCTTTGTAATTTTCCCCAAGAAACTCCCGCAATTCTATGTCCTTCCATTAATTCTGCTACTTTTAAAAAGTTTTGTAAAGTTGAAATAATACCGGCAAAAATATTCACACCTCCAACAGCTGCTGAAGCAATAGCCTTACTTTCAGCTGGAACGAATGAATCCATACCGACATTTGCAGCCCCTGTTAAAGTAGATAAAATAATTACAGGTATTGAGAAACAATAATACCATTTTCTATAAGATTTTTCACATCTCCCATGTAACCAACGATAACAAGATGCTTTTTCAGACCATTCTGCTAATAATTCTTCACATTCATCAGTCCATTCATCCTTTACACCCTCCGATACTTTTTTAACTATTTCTTTATCCTTTTTTTTTTCCATATTTAATATTATATATAAAAAATTTTAATAAATTATATTTATTTATAATATACATAATATGGGGGCTTGTGAATCAAAGATTAATTCAAGTGGAAATAGTTCATTAGCTATTAACGAAGCAACAGTTTCAGATATTCAAAACAAGGTATCAAACCGCTTAAAAAATAATAAAAATAATACTAGTTTGGTTAGTAAAACTGGTTCCTCAGTAAATATCCGTCAAACGGGGAATGAATCAAGTAAAGAATTTTATCGTTCAGTAACATCTGAAAAGAAAGGGCCATTTGGGATTTTTGGCCATAAAAAGAATTGTCCATTATTCCATTGTGCTTACCAGATTAATCAAAGTACAGTTATTAATATATTTTCATATAATGCTTCACTATCAAATGAAACCGAAAATATATTAAATGATATTGAAACAAGTTTGAATCAAGAAGCTGAAACGCAATTATCTGGTCCAGGTGTAGAAGCTATCAATGGAGCATTTTCTGAATCACGTAATCAATTACGTGAGGATATTCAATCTAAATTAGATAATTTAGTTTCTACATCCCATAGTGATAATCAATCAATTGATATCGAATATACTACGCCATTAAGGTGTCGTGACCCTTGTGGATTAAATAATGGACCTTATGGACCTGTAATAAATCAATTTAGTATGTTTAATTTTCATTCTGAGAATATTATTAATAGTGCGATGGAAATTATTACTAATAAGTTTGCAGAACATGACCTTGAAGTAACACAAACTGTTTCAGATGAGAATACTGAATGTATTATAATGTTAGTTATAATTGCAATAAGTTGTATTATCTGTTTACTTATAACTTGGAAGGTTATGATGTAATGTTATCAAAATATTAATATAATATAATATTATAATATTATAATATGGGATTAATAGGCGATTTTTTTACATTTTTTAATGAAGTTATGGTTGGTAATACTAAAGATGAAAGTGAAGATAATCCAATTTTATCAACCCTTCAATCTGAGAGTACAATGTATAATCTAAATCAAGTTGTTCAAAATAAGTTAATGACATATACATCTAACATTGAACAAAATGTAAGAGCAGATCAAAAAATAGTGATTGATTGTGGTTCTGATAAATTAGAAGAATGGCATATAAAAAATAGAAACGAAGAATATACTTGGTATGGAAAAAAAATACCTTATAGTGGTTGTCCACAATTCGGTTGCTGTTATGATGTTACACAAAAATCACAAATAAAGTTAGTTGCTATTAATGAAACAACCACTGAAAACCATACCGAAATGTGGAATACCGTAAGACAAAAATTAGAACAAGAGGTATCAGCTACTGTAGGGAATAATCCAAACCAGATTGGAGCTTTTACTGAAAATATGAATGTAGTTGCTAATTCAGTAATAGAAAATATAAAAACTATAATGGATCAAGCATCAAATGTAGATTATGAAAATTCAGATATAATTCAAGTTAAATCTAAATCCCCACTCAGATGTATCAATAAATGTAATGAACCACCAACTGCTGGTGAAATTAATCAATATCTAAATATTGAAATAATATCACAAAATATTGTGAATGATACAATGAAATTAATTGTAGAGAACTTAGTAGATATGGAAAGTATAACCGAGACAACGGTATCAAATGTTGATATTAAAAAACTTTATCTGTTTGCAATATTTACTGTTTTACTTATTATAGTTGTATATACAATTTGCTATGCCGCATCAAAACCTATTATTAAGTTCTTATTAAAAATACCGAACCCTCCATCTATATTAAGACATTTTGTATCGATCATATTAATGGTAATAATTTATCGTCTATATAGTGGTATTCTTTGTATTATAAGGAAATGGCCGGCTTCAGCCGTACCATTTGTTGCTGGATGGTGTTTATTAACTGGTAGTTAAACTTAATTTTAATTATTCTATATTTTATTATTTTATATTATTAAGTAATATAATGGGTGGTTTCATACAAAGCGTTATATGTGCTCCTTATAGTATTCCAATTGGAATTATTAATAGTAAAAAAACATTAGGGGTGTGTAGTGAGACTATAAATCAAGATTTAGAGGTTAAAGATATTTCTGATACGAATCGTGTTTATTCTGGTAATATTGGTACGGTGGATGAAGGCGTAAATACTTCTAGTCATTATGATGTATTAGTACAAAATGTAAATAATATATTAAGGAAACATAAACAGAGTTCTTCTATTAATGTAAATGCACAGACGATGGCAAATATTAATTGTAGAATAGGAATTACTGAACCAATAGATCCAGCATATCACAATTTCCTAACCGGTGCCCGTACTGATAGAGGTGTACATGAAAGTATTGACTGTTGGAATAAATATGAAGATACACATAATTGTCGCCATCGTTTTACTAAAAAATATAAAGATTCAAATGGGAGGGTACATAAAGTCCCCGTCTTTGGTTGTTGTCCAAGTGTTGATCAAAAAACTACAATAGATGTAGAGACTTATGAAGGTGCTAGTTATAATGATTATCAAGAAATCGCAAATGAGATTGATCTTTATGTAAATAATACATTAAATGTACAAGGTTCTGACGAACCTTCAAATACACAATTAAATGTAGGTAGCTCAAATGAAGTTAGAAATCAATTAATAGTTAATATTGAAGAAAAAATTACAAATGCTACACGACAGAACTTAAATATTTCACAATCATTAGATTATACTGATAGATATGGAATGTGCCACCAGGTAATGGGTCAAGATGGTAGAGTAAGATCTGTTGGTAAAAGATTAAAACAAAGTATTGATATTGATATACTATCAAAAAATATTATTAATTCATCAATTAAGATATTAATGAAAAATGATGTTTCTGTTAAATCAACTACAGATGTTACATTACAAAGAATAACAAATTACAGAGTTATTGTATGCTCTTTATTATCAAATGTAGTTTGCTTATATCTACTATTCAAAATGTTTAGTATAATTATAAGTTTATTATAAATTACATCATCATTATTAATACAACAGCCCCTAAACAACAACAGAATAATAATAGAATAATACCTATAATTAACATCGTATTATCATCATCATCTTCAGTTGAACTAGTTCCATCTTCCCGTTGTATATTTGAATATATTGAATCATCGTTTCCACCGCCTTGTAGTAATGGTGGAACAATTGATGCTGTATCTTCTGCTGTATCTTCTGCTGTATCTTCTGTTGTATCTTCTGCTGTATCTTCTGCTGAAGGAGTACTAAAAGTACAAGCTTGTATTGAATTTGAACCGGCTGTCCTTATTTCACCCGATCCACCCAATAATGTTATTTCATTTTTTATACTTTGTTTACAGACTTGAAAATCGGGACAACCAGTCTCATTATTTGTATCTGGATAATATCCTGAAATGCGACATCCCATATGAAAACATTCCGGTGAAACTAAATATTGCATAGTATCTTTATATTCGTCCGCGATTTGAGTATCTTTATACCATTGATAATATTCCGTAGGATAATAACATTGACAAAGTCCATCAATCCTTGAATCATTACCAAAAGCCGTCTTTCTCCAGATCGTCCCTTCTTCAGAATCGACCCTTTCAATTGCTAAACTACATATTCCGCTAGTACCTCCAAGTATACTTTGTGCCGGTGGTGGACCCATTGACGTTTGTCGCGTAAATAGGTAATTTTTACAAGTACTACTATTAAACAAGTCATAAACTTCTTTAATTCGATTCTCCCCTACTACACCACCTTCTTGAAACTCTTCTATTATAGTTTTTCCTGGTGATGGATCACTTAAAAGACAAATACGATCAAAGTTTGCTTTTGCTGGTTGTATTTGCATCCATTGACTACATAATCTTCTTTTTTTTAACTTTCCTATATCTTGTCCCTGATAATTTATTACATTATTATCACAAATGTTCTCAAATAATGTATTACATTTATTATTCATTGTATAACAAATACCAGAAGAACCACTTCCCGACCTGGCATTACTGTGTGTCGTTGAGCTATCACCAATAATCGTATTATCAGTAATAGGTTCAGCACATTTATTATTATCAGGGATACCAAAATTATATTCAAGACTTGTACGACAATAATCCACAGGACACTCCTTAAATTCTAAATTCATTGGATCAGGGTCCCCTTTATCTTCAAGGCAACATTCTGCAAGATTTAAAACATCATACTGCTCATGGGGGCGAGAACAAAAACGATATGCAGCTCCATATTCATGGTCATCATCACCATCACCAAAGCCCCAGTAGTCATCATCATCACAATGGTCTAATGAAGATAATCCCTTATTATCATCCCTTTTCTCACAAAATTCATACCACGCTGTCGCCATTCCACAACCAGGAATTCCACTACCTGTTTTTACTTGACCATCTCCGTGACATTGAATTTCACGTGTATGCGATGATGGACAAGAGTATGTGGGTGCAAACTTCGTATTTGCACTACCAGCAGCACTTTCTAATGCGTGTAATTCATCCCATGGTCTATGTCCAAGTGAACCTAATACATTTAATGAATCTGTACCCGATGGATATGCAGGGTAAATTGAAGTATTACCAGTTTCCTCTGTTTTCCCGCTATTTGCTATTCTCCATTTCTGCCACCAATCATCGCCTGAAACTTTAGGATCACCTTGTTTATTACTACCTATTATATCGCTTTGAGATAAGTCATTTGAACAATCATCACTGGAACATCCAGACCACATATTAGTAGAAGAATCCCAGTAAATCCTTTCTCCAGACACTGCTTCATCATCTTCATCATCAATTCCCCAATTCTCATTTGGACGTTGATTTCTTGGAAGTCCAGTATGGACAAAATTCCAACATTCATCTAAGTTCTTCCATTTCCCCCCTTGATTCGCATCAAGACATTTTGCATTCATAAGACGTTTCCATTCTTCTTTTGTTAACCCCTTACAAGCTCCAGCAAATGGAGAGGAATGATTGCCTCCGGTACCATCTTTAGCATCATTACTACATCCATAATCTGTCGCACAATCAACGCTTGCTACGGTCCCGGCCGTGAGCACCGCAATTGTTAGAATCGTCAGTGTAGCTGGATCAAATCCCTCAATAATATCACCATTACTATCTTTACTAACACCCATTTCAATTTTATCAATATCTATTCCATATCCCTTAGCTTTTTCAAGAAGGTCAGGATAAGATAATTTTGAGAACTCAGAATTTAAAAAAGAAGATACTGATTCAAACTCACTTTTACCTTTCTTTGAACCATCAGATATATACTTATTGATCAAAGGCTCAATGATTGATTCTTTATTTACTTCATCCTCTGGTTTTAAAGATAATCTTAACTCTTTCGCTCTTTTTTTAATATCATCAATACTAAGTAAATTTAATTCTTTTTCTAACACTTTCTTAAGTTTTTTTAAATTAATATCTTTATTATTACTATTTTCGTAGCCTTCAATAACACCTAATAGTTTTGAATTACCACATACATAATAATCAAGTCGTCTATTTTCAGTATCATTTGGCCTTCCTTCATATTTACCAGCCGTCCACCAAGAATTTTCTATATAATCCTTTCTTGTAGGATGGATTGTGGGACCAATACCTATTGTAATTTTAGGATTATCCCTCCAATCACTACATGAACCTAATTCTCCAGCAGAAATTTCATGGTTTATAGCCCAATTTTTTAAATTAAAAGACATATATATTATATAATAATAAAAGAAATACAAAAATTATTAAATATTTGCCTTCTTTTTCTTCATCATCATTATCATAATTACTAAAAAAACGAAACAACAACTTAATAATCCAACAATAATAGCGATAATTAGCATTGTATTATCATCATCATCATCAACAGTTCCAGTTCCAGTTCCCACCCCCATTCCCATCCCCAATCCAGTTCCAACACCTGTCCCTGTCCCACGTTCTACATTATAATTACTCCCTCCACTCCCTATTTCACCCCCACTTCCTCCACCACTCTCACTCTCACTTGTACTGGTTGTTTCTTGATTTGTATTAGAGAATTTACAAGCTTGTGTTGAAGAGGATCCAGGAACTCGTATTGTCTCCCCCGGTTCACCCCCTAAAGTTGTTATTTCATTTACAACTTCTTGTTTACATATCTGAATATCACCAGGACATTCATCATTTGTATCCGGATAGAATCCAGAAAGCCGGCACCCCATGTGAAAACACTCTGGAGATACCTTCACTCCAAGGTTACTTTTTTGATCTTCTGGTAATTCATTTTCTTTATACCATTGATAATATTCTACAGGATAATAACATTGACATATATTTTCTATCCTTGGATCATTTCCAAACTCAGTCTTAATCCAATTAGTACTACCTGACTGAGTCAGGCCAGACACTGCAAGACTGCATATACCATTTGTACCACCAAGTATATTCTGGATTAATGCTGGACCAGATCCCCCTGAACGTGTTAATAAATAATCTTTACAAACAGGGCTATTTATCAAATTAGTAAGTTCTATTTTACGGTTCTCACTTGTACCTTCTTCTTGAAATTCTTCAAGTATAGTCTTCCCCGATGCTGGATCACTTAGATTACAAATAATATCTAAGTTTATTTTAGAGGGTTGTATTTTTGACCAATCCATACATAATCTTTTTAATTTACCCTTCTTAAGACTCGGACCCACATAATTAAATACATTATTTGTACAGACATTTTCTAATAATGTATTACACTTATTATTCATTGTATAACATACTCCAGAACTTGCTGTAGCCGCAGTATGTGTCGTTGAACTATTACCAATTATTGAATCATCAGTAATAGGAGTAGTACATTTCTTATTTGAAGGTATACCAGTATTATATTCAAGACTTGTACGACAATAATCAACAGGACACTCTTTAAAATCAAAATTAGTTGGATCAGGGTCCCCTTTACCTTCAATACAACATTCTGCAAGATTTAGAACATCGTATTGCTCGTGGGGGCGCGCACAAAAACGATATGCCGCTCCATATTCATGATCATTATCACCCGAACCAAAACCCCAATAATCATCTTGATCGCAATGATCATCATTATTTAATTGGCCCGAAGATACAGTTTCTTCATCCCTTTTTTCACAAAATGCCGACCATTCAGTAGCCATTCCACAACCAGGGATATCACTACCAGGTTTTACTTGACCATCTCCGTGACACTGTATTTCACGTGTATGAGATGATGGACAAGTATATGTACTCTTCTCATCACCAAGTCCAGCAGCACTTTCTAATGCGTGGTATTCATCCCAAGGCAAATGTCCAAGAGTCCCTAATAACTCCAATGAATCCGTACCCGATGGATATGCTGGATAAATTACTGAATTTCCGGTAAGTTCCTTTTTCGAAACTGTATCATTTGCCGATTTCCATACGTGCCACCAATCTTGAATATTTACAGGATCACCCTGTAATTTACTACCCTTTATTTCATCAGGGTCTAGACTATCATTTGTAGACCACATATTTGTAGAAGAATCCCAGTAGATCCTTTCCTCTATTTCAGATTCATCATCTACATCATCGATCCCCCAACCTCCATTTGGACGTTGATTACTTGGAAGTCCAGTATGGACAAAATTCCAACATTCATCCAAGTTCTTCCATCTCCCTCCTTGATTCGCATCAAGACATTTTGCATCCATAAGACGGTTCCATTGTTCCTTTGTTAATCCTTTACAAGCTCCAGAATATTTATCGGCTTTACCACCACCTGTACCTAGTTTTGCATCTGGATCTGAACCGGTTATTCCTACTAATTCACTATTCCCACATACGTAATAATCAAGGCGTCTATTTTCTTCATCTGTTGGTTTCCCTTGATAATTACTACCTGAAAACCAACTATCTTCTAAATAGTCATTACGAGTACCCGGACTACCCGATATTCCAAACTTAATCTTCGGAAGACCCTTCCAATCACTACAGGATCCAGATTCTCCAGCTGTTATTTCATGATCAACTGCCCAATTATCTATATTTAAATTAGACGTAGATACTACCATATTCTGTTATAATATACTATATTATAATAATTTATTTTATATTAAGTATTCTTTTTACCTTACTTAACTTTTGACCATCATATAAAAACTTTCCACATTCCATTTCATTAATAACGTTTACAGGTATTGATAATTTAGTAGCAAGTTGTTTTTGTGTCCACCCTTTTGATAAACGACCTTGTTGAATTTTTTTAGATAATTCAGAATCAATCTTCTTATGTTTTAAATCACCTTCATCAATTTTTTGATCCAATTTTTTTGATTTATCAAAAAAAGTATTTCTCTTTATTTTTTCAACTTTCTTATCTTTTGGTACATTTGTCCCCCCTTTACAATGAATAATATATTTTTCCCAATCTTGATGATCCATTTATAATTCTAAATTATTTTATTTTTAATTATTAAATTTGATTTTATATAAAGGTTATTTATTAAACAAATATAAAATGGATCCAAAACATATTACAAGGACTAGTTTCTGTAATAAGGAAATTGATAATGTAACCGATAACTCAATGAAGAAATATATACTCGATAATATGAATATTAAATCAAAAATACAATTTAATTCACGGTATGCTAAGATCTATAATGAACAATTCCATAAAAATTTAAATAATCCACACGTTATTTGTCTTAAAAGTTCAGGAACACCCTACCTCCTATTCTGTACACAGATTAATGATGTTAATTACTGTTTTTTAATTGATAAAAAGGTTAAGGATGGTTATGAATATCCTAAAATATTCATTGTCCATTATAGATTTGACCCTAAACTATTTCAAGGTACGCTTTTTGAAGTTGAACTAATACGAGATAATAATGAAAATTGGTCATTACTTATCGGTGATATATATACACACTCTGGTAATTCTCTAAAGAATATGCAAATTCATGAAAGAATAAATTGTATTATAGATATTATGGAAAATGATTATATTGATGATTCATTCTGTGATATTTGTCCCATTTCAATTAAAAAATATTTTGATTTTCAAGAAATTCGTTCAATATTCTCCGATTTTATACCAAAATTACCTTATCGTGTTAGAGGATTTTATTTCATCCCCTTAAAAACAAGCTATTCAAAAATTCTTTATCTTTTTAAAGAAAATGATTATAAAAAACTAAACTCATCAAATAAAAAATTTATCTCATTCCGTATTATCCAGACTGTAAAACCAGATGTTTATGAATTATATATACATAATGAACAAAAAACAAATATCCAAAAACACTCGTATGCCTCAATTCCTGATATACAAACATCAAAATGGGTAAAAGAATTAACTGATACAAATAATGAATCTATGGTTGAATGTAAATATAATCCACTATTTAAAAAATGGGTACCCATTAAAGAAGCTAATAAAATTGACACAATTCTAGATATTAAAGAATAAGATACATTACCAATCAATCTATCGGTTGTGTATCCACATTAAAGAATTCATCATCAGAATCTGAAGATACAACTTCAACATCTTTTTTATTGTCCCCATCATTCGATTTATTTACTAATCTATCAAGATAGATTGGAATTGCGAGTACCTCTTTATAGTTAGAGAAATAATTTTCTCCAGGATTTAATGATTGACTTGTATATAGATAACTCTTATTAACAAGGTATAGATTTCTAAGATAAACATCATACTCATTTAAACCGTCGACGGCGCGGCCGAACTTGCTGTCGCCTCCAAATAAGCACGAATCTAGAATAATTGTATATGCTTTAAAATATGCACGAAATCTATCATTCTTTACAGTTGGTTTAAAAGCAGACAGAAATCTACTTTGATTAGCCTGTAGAAGGACATATCTATTCATAACATAATTCATAAGGAATTGAATCACCTTTTCTTTAGGATAATCATAAAGGTTTATTAATTTCTCACAGAAAAGAATGATTGTATTTTTATTATCAATTTCATAGTATCCACACATTGGGGCGGTATAAGAACCCTGTATATTTGATACTGAATTATCGGCGGGCAACCAACCGTGATTAGAAATCATAGTATTTATCTTTTGAATAACAGTATCAATTGTAGGTTCAATAGCATCAT